ATAACATCACTTATCATTGTTTTCGCTAACGAAGTAGAAAAAACAAAAGAATTATTTGGGTCAAAGCCAAAAAATTGGAAATCCAATGGTTTATCAGACCAAGCCAACTGACGGACCTTAAAAGGTTTTATACCAGAAGGCATTTTTAAAGTTTTTGAACCCTTCATGGGATAAATTGCTTTATCACCATCAAACATCCAGGCTGGGTCCGAAGGAGATGGAAGAGCGCAGGTAGCGGGTTCACCACCACCCCGATAAAATTCGAGCCCTCGACCTTCTTTCAAAGAATGTTTATTCATAACAAAGAAAGTTGCATCTTTATTACAAACAAAAGCACCACAAGATTTATGGGCGCCACCCTCAATTATCTTTGGTATAGCTAAATGGATTTTCTCTATATCAAGATTTTTATTCGAAGCAACAGACTCGTTCACACTAGTCTTGTGTTTCTTATTATAAACACGACAGGATGGACAATACCCGCCGATCTTGCAAGGGGTACAATTTCCAACATGCGTTTTATGACAACACTTATCACAAAAAGACGGCACCTCTTTTTGCTTACGTTCATTCACCTTCTTTATTGTTGGAGCTTTACCTTCTGAGAAGGGATTACAACAAGCAACAACAGGTGGAATTATAGGGTTTGACTTCTCAGCTCCGCGACCGCCACGAGGCGGGACATAAAAATCACCCTTACCACTTTCAACTGCTTTAATAACAGGAGGTTGTGGATGACAAACACTCACAAAAGGCGTATTGGAATTAGACTCCTTCTCAGGAAGAATAAAAACAACATCTTTGTGAGGTTTAGAAAGATCCAAGGTTATGTCGACATCACGAACTTTCCCTTTAGAATCTATATGGACACCATATATATACTCTATGCCTTCAAAAGGGCTAACACCTTCCAACGACATTTTCGCTTTCATGTAATCCAAAAAAGGATCCCTCAAACTACTTTTCCCTGGAGATAAGAGATAATTAGTAATCTTTTCTTGAAAAACATGTTTAGAATTTGGATCAACATAAGTGTAATCTAATTTCCCAACAAAACTTGAAGAATTATCAGAGACACTCTTGATCAAAACATCGGCCATAATATCATATAAACCATGTTTTTGATCCATA